TTAATCTGCCTCGTTGTGGCGATCGCAGAACTTTGCCTGCCAGTGTTCATAGCCGAACTGGTTGTTACCCCGGTCCAGGCGTTCGGGGCCAAAGTAGACATGGCAGAAAGTAGTGCCATGCCTTTTACCAAAGGCATCCTCGTAGGTAATCTTCCCAAATGCGCAGAGGCGCAAATCACCAGTTGGAGTCATGAGCGCTGCAAGTTCATCTTCAGAGAGAATGTGCAGCGCACGAATGACAAATCCCTCAGCGCCTGGCGCGAGAGGGAAAACCCCTTCCTCGCGCTGCATGGCGCCCAAGTCTTCGAATCTTTCTGGCACCGGACCACGCAGCAGGGTGATGCCGACGGAGCGCTCTACTTTATGAGCAAAAGTCGATCCTTTGTTTCCGATGATTGTGTAGGTTTGAGCGGGATAGCCCACTTTGTCGATGTTGAACGCACGATACGGCATAGCGTAGACGTAGGCTCGCAATTGTCGCTCAGCAGTGTTGGCGCTCAGGCTTACGGCATCTCTTGCCGCATCGGCGGATTCCTTAGCGGCATTTGCCGATTTTTCCGCAACCGTCTCGGCCCGAGTCAACAATCTAAGTTGAATGACGCCGACGCCGCTCAGAACTGCCGTAAAGACAACGAGCCACAAGGTGAAAAATGCAACAGGATCACTGCGAGCCTTCTTCCAGATGGAGTTGTCCGCTTCACGACCATTCTGTTTGGGTTCATTTTTTTCCGCGTGCTGTTGTTGTGGCGCCTCAGTGGGGGAAGGTGGTGAAGAATAAAAGAACATCAATGCAAACAGGCACATCACAAAAACGAGCGCGGCAGCCAGCGCTGTGTATTCAGCGATTTTTGACATCCCCGCCCTCCGAAGATGACCGCATGTCTAAGCGATTCAGGCTGACCCAGTCCCATAGCATGACCAGAACGGATAGGGAACAGAAATCAAGCGACCAGTTGCTGTGATGCTCAGTTCGCTGCACCGCTGGGAGCGCACCAGCCAATCTGCCGGCCCTGGGTCCCCGGAGTGGATGGCTACGGGCCGTTTTCGACCGATTCCGGCGTGACCCGAACCAGGGCCTAAGCCCCTGCGCCGGCGATGCTTTTCATTTATTTGCTTTTTGTAGTTGACTACGTTACGCGAGTCGGCTATGAGTCGGGCACGATCAAGAATTGCGCCTGGACCACAGCCGCCGCGGGCGGCGCCGGCGCAGACGCTTTGACCGACATCGCGGGCGGAGCCGGCGCATCAAGCCGCTGGGCGCGTACCTGCGACCATCGCCAACATCACGGAGAGAGAAATGCGCGCGGGGCGTAACACCGGCGAGCGGCTCGTCACGCTCGAGCAGAAGGTGTCTCACATGGAGGAGGCGCTCGGCAAAATCTCGGCCAAGGTGGACGAGATGCACGTCATCCTGCTGCAGGCGAGGGGCGTGCGCTGGGCAATCATCGCGGTGTCCGGGCTGGTCGGCTTCGTCACCGGCATCTCGCACTGGCTCGTGTCCAAGGCCTGACCGGCACGCGAACGGGGGCACACCGAAAGGCTCGGCCGCCGCCAAGCTGACCTGACGCGGCGCGTCCGCGTCCGATCCGCATTTCGCATCAAGACCACCACCGTTTCGGTGCAGTCGTCGCCCCCCGGCCGGCCAGCACCGCGCGGGAGGACTTTGCTCGCGCCCAAATCGCGGCGCGGCGACGGTCCTCCCGACCGTTTCGTGAAAGACCACCACCACCAGCAACAAGGAGTCCGACATGATGGACGACGAATGGCCGCCGGACGACGGCGAATCACGCAGGCCGATGCGGGAAGCGCTCGATGAGGAGCTTCACCGCGCGGTCGAGGACGGCGGCGAAAGCATGCCGATGCTACGCCTCATCGCCCGCAAGCTCGCGGCCAAGGCGGCAAGCGGCGACATCTCCGCAATCAAGGAAATCTTCGACCGCTTGGACGGCAAGGCGGTCGCGGGCGCTGCGCCCGACCAGGACCAGCCGGAAAGGGCGATACTCCAATGGAAAGATCCGCAGTAGCCAAGGTCCTGCTCGACTACGGGCCGCGCCGGCAGTTCGTGCCCTTCCACTACCGCTGGCAGCGCTTCGCCTGCATCGTGACCCACCGCCGCGCCGGCAAAACCGTGGCCTGCATCCACGACCTGAACCGCGGCGCGCGGAAATCGCAGAAGCTGCGGCCGCGCTTCGCTTACATGTCGCCGTTCCAGCGCCAGTCGAAGGCGGTGGCGTGGGACTACCTGCGCGCATCCATCGGCCCGGTTCGCAGATACGGCGCGACCGCGCACGAGAGCGAGCTGCGCGTCGACTACCCGGACAACGGCGCACAGGTGCGGCTCTACGGCGCCGACAATCCCGATGCGCTGCGCGGCATCTATCTCGACGGCATCGTGCTCGACGAGTACGCCGACATGGACCCCCGCGTCTGGTCGGAGATCATCCGCCCGGCCTTGGCCGACCGGCAAGGCTGGGCTGTGTTCATCGGCACGCCGAGGGGCCGCAACGCCTTCTTCGAGCTGTGGCGGCGCTCGCAGTCGGAGCCGGGCTGGTTCTCCATGATGCTGAAGGCGAGCGACACCGGGCTCATTCCCGCAAGCGAGCTGGAATTGGCCCGGCGCGACTTGACCGAGGAGCAATACGCCCAGGAGTTCGAGTGCTCGTTCGACGCCGCCGTGGTGGGCTCGTACTACGGGAAGCCGATGATGCGCGCGGAAGCGGAGAAGCGCATCACGGGCGTGCCCTACGATCCCTCGGCGATGGTGTGGACCTCGTGGGACCTCGGCATCCGCGACGCCACCGCCATCTGGTTCGCCCAGGTGGTGGGGCGCGAGATCAGGATCATCGACTACTACGAGGCCTCCGGCGCCGACCTCGGCCACTACGTGCGGGAGATATACTCACGCCCCTACGTGTACGCCGGCCACATCGTGCCGCACGACGCGCAGGCCAAGGAGCTTGGCACCGGCAAGAGCCGGCTCGAGGTGCTGGCGAGCCTTGGCCTGAAGCAGATCACGCTCGCGCCGCTGCACCGGATCGAGGACGGCATCAACGCCGTGCGCATGCTGCTGCCGCGCTGCTGGTTCGATCAGGCGAAATGCGCGCGCGGCCTCGATGCGCTCAAGCTCTACCACGCCGACTACGACGCCGCGCTGCAGGCGCTGCGGCCACATCCTGTACACGACTGGACGAGCCACGCGGCCGACTCGTTCCGCTACCTCGCGATGACCCTCGATGGCCGGGCAGGGCAGAGCAGGTTTCATCGACCGATCGAGTATGGACGCCAGGGGGTGGCGTGATGGGGAGGCCACTCTCGCGCGGAATCACCCACGGAAGTATGCTAAACGTTGCGGAGCGATGGGCGTCAAACGCTCTGCTTCAAGTCTGTGACGGGTTGCCGATGATCAGGATATCGCTGCCATATCTGTTCGACCTATCAGACAGTTTGGAGCCGCTGGGAAAACTTCCCGAGCAGCCCGCCCCCTATAAAGACGTGTGGTTGTCACTGGTGATAGCCGAGGGGACCCTCCAAACGCTCATGACGGGCAGTTTGTTCGCCGGATATCTGCGCAGCTCTCGTCCGTTAGCCGAACAATTATTGAACGCATTGAGGGCACAGACATCGAAGCCGGACATGGAGCGGCAGCTTAACGCATACGAGTTGTGGTCCATCAAGAACACCTATGGTCAGTTCAAGACCGTGCTGCTGGCCGAGCTCGGTTCTTTCAACTCATATTTTGTTACCCAAAAGGGCGCCTTTGATATGTTTTCGCTGCTCGCGGCGGGTGAAGCGATATTTCCGTCCGACCTAGCATCGAAGGTGCCGGAGGCTTTGGCAGACGCGCGGGAAGCTGCGAAGGCGCTTGCATACGAGGTGCCAACTGCCTGCGGATTTCACACGTTTCGCGTGACCGAAAGCGTCCTGCGGAGATACTATTCGCACGTCACTGGCGGCTCTGCACCTCCCAAGGTCAGAAATATCGGGGTGTACTTGAATGCCCTAAAGCAGGCAACAAAAGGCGACGAGAAAATACGAGCTGCGCTAAGGCAGATGACAGACCTGCATCGGAATCCACTGATTCATCCCGAGGTCATTCTTACAACCGAAGAGGCTATCGCAACGCTAGGTATCGCTCGTAGCGCGATTACGGCGATGTTGGCGGTCTTACCAGTTCAGCCCCCAACCACAAGTACGCCGGTGGCCACTGGGACCTCGGCCTCGCGATCCCTTTCGCAAATTGTAAGCTGAGCAAAGGCGTGCAACGTTGTGCTCCGACACATGAAAAGAGAACGGCCGCGCGGACAGCGCGACCTCGTCTACGATCGGTCGGTCATCCCGCAGCCACGCGCCAAGCTATGGCAAGCAATAGTACAGAAATCGGTACGGCTAGCACCAAAATCGCGATGATACCCCTCGCGGTAACCTTGAGGGGCCAGCATTGCAGAATGAATTCGTTGGGATCTTTGGCGCCGCTCATCTCGGATTCCTACGTTGAAGAATCAGTGAGCGGAACCAGAAGATCCTAAGGGCACAATTCGAAAACGGAGTCAACAAAGAGGCTCGGTGGGGGGTTACCCTGAAGCCCAAGCCCAAAATAGGCGACTCTTCAAAGGAGTTTAGGGGGGTATGCTCTTCAAGGACCTTGATTCCAAAAAATGGCAAAAGCCCGCGGCTCTTCATGGTTGGCCCATATACCAATTAAGTCTCTGAACATCCGAGAGAATCCTTGCGCGTTTAAACCTTCGTCAACAGTATCACACATCCATGGCCAAAATGTCCCCGGGCGATCTCCGCGCGCTGCTCGCGGCGGAGAAAGCCGATGCCCTGTCCGCCATGTCGGCCTCCAAGCTCTCGGACGAGCGCGCGCGTGCGCTCGACTACTACTTGGGGGACATGACCCGGGATATGCCCGCCCCGGAGGGGCGCTCGAAGGCGGTGTCAACCGACGTCGCCGACACCATCGAAGGGTTGATGCCCACTTTGATGGACATCTTCTGCGGCGGCGACGACGTGGTGCGGTTCGAGCCGGTCGGGCCCGAGGACGTGGCCGCGGCCGAGCAGGAGACGGATTACGTCAATCACGTCTTCATGCAGCAGAACGCGGGCTTCCTGGTGCTCTACTCCTTCATCAAGGATGCGCTCTTGTCCAAGGTCGGCATCGTCAAGGTGTGGTGGGAGGAACGCGAGGAAAGCGAGCGCGAGACCTATCTCGACCTGAGCGAGGAGCAGTTCGCGGTCATCGCCGGCGACCCCGCGGTCGAGATCGTGGAGCACACGGAGAAGCGAATAGCGAATGGCGAACAGCAGCGAGTAGCGAATAGCGAAGGTGCGAATAGTGAAGCGGTCGGCGGCCATTCGCCACTCGCTACTCGCTATTCGCTGCTCCACGATGTGACCGTCGAGACCCGACGCACCTACCAATGCGCGCGCGTCGAGGCGGTGCCGCCGGAGGAGTTCGGCATCGCGCGTAACGCGCGATGCATCAAGGACGCCGGCTACGTCTTCCACGACGTGCTGCGCCGCCAGGAGGAGCTGATCGCGCAGGGCTACGACGCCGGACAGGTGGAAAACCTGCCGAGCGCCACCGCGCTCGCCAATATCGAGACGCAGGCGCGCGACACCGTCGAGGAGCGCCGCGGCAGCCAGGGCGACGAAGGCACCAACAAGGCCAACCGCCTGATCAAGGTCACCGAGCACTACGTGCGCATGGACTACGAGGGCGACGGCAAGCCCGCGCTCTACCGCGTCACCACCGGCAGCGAGCAGGGCGAGATCCTCCTCCGCAACGGCGAGCCCGACATCGTGCGCGAGGATTTTTTCCCGTTCGCGGCGATGACGCCGGTGATCGTGACGCACCGCTTCTTCGGGCGCTCGATCGCCGACCTGGTGATGGACATCCAGCGCATCAAGACCGCGCTCCTGCGCGCGCTGCTCGACAACGCCTATCTCGCCAACAATCCGCGCACGGAGGTGCCGGAGAGCCACGCCACCGAGACCACGCTCGACGATCTCCTGGTGTCGCGCCCGGGCGGGATCGTGCGCACGAAGCTGCCCGGCGGCCTGTCCGTCATCCAGCATCCCGACATCGGCGGCCATGTCTTCCCGCTGCTGCAATACCAGGACGCGACGCGGGAATGGCGCACCGGCGTGTCACGGCAAGGGCAGGGCGTCGACCCCAACGCGCTGCAGAACCAGGTCGCGACCATCGCCAACCAGATGTTCAACGCCGCGCAGGCCAAGGTGAAGCTGATCGCGCGCATTTTCGCCGAAACCGGTATCCGCGACCTGTTCACGCTGCTGCACGCCACCATCCGCCGGCACGGCTCGCAGGCGGCGACGGTGCGGCTGCGCAACCAATGGGTCACGATCGATCCAAGAGAGTGGAAGATGCGCAACGACATGACGGTCAATGTCGGGCTCGGCACCGGGTCGAAGAGCGAGCAGCTCGCGCATCTCAACATGATCATCGCCGCCCAGAAGGAGGCGATCGCCGCCGGACTGGTGAGCCCGAAGAACCTCTACAACTCGGCCAAGGAGCTGACCAAGCTCGCGGGCCACAAGAACGTGGACACGTTCTTCACGCCGCCGGGGGCGCCGCCCGATCCGAACGACCCGACCTCGGCGCCCATCCGGCCGCCCGCTGATCCGCGGGCGGCCGAGGCACAGGCCAAGCTGGAGCTCGAGCGGGGCAAGGCCGCCGCCAGCATGCAGATCGCGGCACGGAAGCACGAGGCCGAGCAGCGCGCGGGCGCCGCGAGGATGGCGGCCGAGGCCGAGCTCAAGCGCGAAGAGCTCAAGCTGGAATTCGACCTGAAGCTCAAGCAGATGACCGCCGAGCTCGCGCTCAAGCGCGAGCAGATGGCGGCCGAGATGGCGCTCAAGCGCGAGCAGATGCAGGTCGACGCGCTGATGAAGCGCGGCGCCGGCGCCGCGAAGGCGGAGGGCGTCCCCAGGCTTGACGCGGAGACCGGCATCGACGGCGTGCGCATGGGCGGCGAAGTGGGCTGAGCCGCGCCGCGCGCGCGATGTCGCCGAAGGCGCCCTCTCCCCGCATGCGGGGCATGCGGGGAGAGGGCTGCTCCAATCGACCAACGCAGAAGAACGGGTGAGGGGCAGCCCCTCACCGAGCTGGCGCCTGCGGCGCTCGCTACCCTCTCCCGCATGAGGAGGGGTGCGATCGAGCAATCCGCGCGAAACATCACAATGGAGGAGAAACAATGCTGACCTGGCACATGCTGCGCGCCGCCGCGATCGCCCGTCACCGCATAGTGTGGAGAGCGTGCGGCAGCAATCCCGCGACCTGGGAGTCGCACATGGACATGATCCGGGCGGTCTATGGATATTGACCATGAACGAATGTCCTGCCCCCGCGGAGGCGGGGGACAAGCTGGCGGCCGCGGTCTCGCGTGCCGCGCGCGCCCAGACGCTGCTCGAGAACGAGCTGCTGCGCGAAGCCTTCGAGAAGCTCGAGGACGACTATGTCGCGGCCTGGAAGATCTGGCCGGCGGCCGATCGCGATGGACGCGAAAGACTCTGGCAGGCGGTCAACGTGCTGGGGAGGGTGCGCGACCATCTCGCGCGCGTCGTCGCCGACGGCAAGCTCGCGCAGCGGGAGCTGAGCGACCTGGTG